AAACACTTCTTCAACTGCAGCGCGAACAAGAGGATGAACCCAGGTAACAATTCCTGTAGCTTCATCTTTGGTCCACATATCCTTACGGGAAGTGAAACCAAGGGCTTTTATGTCATGCCCAATTGCGGTGTCCTGGGAAAGCTGCGCTAACGCTTCTTCGATAGGTAAAACTTTAAATTCTTTGCGTTGTAACGGAGTAAATCCGGCGAATGCTTTTTCGGGTTCTTTTTCTGCCCATTCGAGCAGCTCTGAGGGAAACAGAGTAACAGGGGGAGAGACAACTTTGTCAACAGCATTATGTAAAGGCTTGATGACTTCTTCAGGATTATCGTCAAATATTGTAGGTCTCAAAAGAGCAGGAAACCCTGTTATTTCTTTGATGGGAGGGCAATCATGTCCTCCTTGAAAAGGGGAAGGAATTATATTGGAGTCACTTGGTATAAAAGATGGGGTAGTGACTTCTCCAAGAGCTTGGAGACGACCAGAAAATTCTTGTTTAAAGACAGGTTTAGTATCGGAAACACAGGGAGGTAACCATGCTCCTTGACGGATAACTGGTGCAGCTTGATAACTAACACCACTTCCCTGATAAGCTAAGGCATGTCGCTTGTCTGTCTCAAAAAGAGGGCAAACATAGGAATCGTCCTGAAGACGAGCGAAGTGTGTTCCTAAAACAAAAACTTTACCAGTGGTGCGATCACATGCAACGTACGGGAGACTACAGTCCCCACGTTCGCCCTGTGATCCAACACACACCAGAAAATCGTCGATTTTCCATCGAATTTTCTTTCCTTCGTCAGTAGTGAGTTGATCTTCATAAGCGACTCCAGGTCGCAGATTGTTTCCAGTAACACATTGGATACTAGTGACACCCTTCTTAATAGTTTTGTGGACTCGAGCAATTTGGTAGCGCTCCAAGTCAAAGTTCTCAAAATCAGATCGAGACATAAACTTAAGATTAGGTGAGGGATTGACAGAGTCAGGAAGATCAATCGCCATTTGATCTCGTCCTTCAAGACGAGTTAAGGTGAGCTTTGTGGAAGGTATTCTATGAAGTGTAGTC